TATTATATGAGCCAATACAATATCGAATGGAGAATGATATTAGAAGATGGTGTAGAATATGATGTAGATGCTGATGGAACTATCATATCTAACGAGAGAGAACCTTTACATGGATTTAGAAGATTGACTAGATAATGGCTTTAGATATTAAGATTAAAACTAATGCCAAAGCAATCGAAAAAAGATTTAAAAGACTAGAAAGTAAATTCCCATCAATTATAGATAAAGGTATTTTACAAGGTGGTTTTCAATTATTAGATATTATAAGAACTAAAACTAAAAAAGGTGTTGATTTTAATGATAGACCATTTGCACCATATTCATCAGGATATTTAAAAAAATTAAACAAAGAGGGTAAATCAACAAAAGTAGATTTATTTTATTCAGGTCGAATGTTAGGTGCATTAACACCATCTGGTAGAACTGTTAAGAAAACAGGAAAAAATAAAATATCTATAAACTTTAGCAATTCTCAAATGAGGCAAAGAGCATTATTTAATCAGGTACTAAATGACCCTAAAAGAGAATTTTTTGGCTTTAACAATAGAACAGAAAAGATTATAAACAAACAATTCAATAAATTTGTAGAAAAAGAATTAAAGAAAATGAGAATATGAGTGTAAGAGAAAACATAGCATCTGAATTATTATCTACTCTATCTGGTATATCTAGCCCAGCAATTAAGAAAGCAACTAGACAACCATTTATATTAGACGAATTATCAGAACAACAATATCCAGCAATAATAGTTCAAACATCAGAAGAAAATAGAGATGATGTAGAATTAGGTTCTGGTGCTAGAACTAGAACAGGCACTATTGATTTTGTTATCTTAGGTTTCGTTAAAGGTGCAGAGGCCAATATAGATACTAAAAGAAATGAATTAATTACAGCTATTGAAACTGAAATAGAAAATGATATTACTCGTAATGGTAACGCACTTGATTCTGAAGTTATCCAAGTAGAAACTGACGAGGGTTCTTTATTTCCTGTTGGTGGAATAAGAATGACAATTAGGTGTATGTACGAATATCAAGCTGGAACACCATAGGATAAATTATGAAAAACGAAAAACTATTAGATAAAATATCTAAGAAAATAGATCAGATAGAAAAAATGCACGATAAAGAGTCTATGCTATGCGAAGAAGTAAAAGACTTAGTAGAAGAAATTAGAGAAAACTCTTTAGAAGATGAAGATGGTACTTGGGAAGAAGAAGATGTATCAGATGAGTTTGAAGAAGATTTTGAAGAAGATGAAGAAGATATTGACGAAGAAGATGATAAACTGTAAAAGGACTTATGGCTAAGGATATTAAATTATATAAAGGTAATTCAGAGATAATTATTAATGAATCTAATCTTGAACATTATTTAAGACTAGGCTATAAGCAAGAAAAAGAAACTAAACCAAAATCTAACAAGGATAAAAAGACATGGCAACACATCACGGAAAAGAAGGAGTTGTAACAGTTGGTGGAACAGCAGTTGGGGAACTAACTAGCTTTACACTTGAAACTACAGGAGATGTAGTTGAAGATACAGCTTTAACAGATGCAACTAAATCATTTGTAACAGGCAGAACTTCATTCTCTGGTACTTTAGAAATGCACTTTGATGAAACTGATGCTCAGCAAGAAACTTTAACTGCTGGTTCTTCTATCTCATTTGTTTTATTACCAGAGGGTAATGATTCAGGAGATGCAAGTTACACAGGAACAGGAATTGTTACAGGCATGAGTATTAATAACTCAATGGACGCAATCGTTTCAAGAAGTGTTACTTTTCAAGGCACAGGGGCTTTAACTGTAGGAACTGTATAATTCATAATTTATGAAATTAATAGATTCTGCTAAAAACCATTTTGAATCTTTAGGTGTTCAACATTTAGAAGTAGAAGAATGGAAAGATGAAGCTGGTAATCCAAGTGTAATATATTGGAATCCAATAACTCTATCTGAAAAGAATAAACTCTTTAAGAAGTCAGATAATCTTAATGATGTAAGTATCCTTGCTGACATTCTAGTAATGAAAGCACTTGATAAAGATGGTAATAAACTTTTTACATTAGAAGATAAACTTGCATTGATGCACAAAGTTGATTCTGATGTTTTGTCTAGGATAGCAACTGAAATGGTTAAAGCTATCAATCCTGAAGAAGTAAAAAAAAACTAAATTCTGATCCTCAATTAAAGAATTGTTTTATTCTTGCCGATAGGTTAAAAATATCCTTAAAGGAAGTTTTACAAATGGAAGAATGGGAGTATAATCATTGGCTTGGTTATCTTCTGTTAGAACAAGAAGAACACCAAAAGGAAATGAATAAGGCAAGGCATAGATAATGGCACAAAATTTAGTATTAAATATATTAGCTAAAGATAAAACTAAACAAGCCTTTAATGGTGTTCGTGCTGGATTAACAAATTTAAGAAGTGCAGTATTTTCAGTTCAATCAGCAATCATTGGTATTGGTGGTGGACTAGCAGTTAAATCAATTTTAAATGTTGGTTCTACTGTTGAACAATTAAGACTTAGATTTGCATTTTTATTTAAAGGTGTAAAAGAGGGAGATAAAGCATTTCAAGGTTTAATTGACTTTGCATCTAAAGTTCCATTTTCATTAGAAGAAATACAAGCTGGTGCTGGTAACTTAGCAGTTGTTACTAAAAATGCAGAAGAATTAAATGAAATATTAAAACTTACAGGGAATGTTGCATCAGTAACAGGATTAGATTTTAGAACAACAGCAGAACAAATACAAAGATCATTCTCATCAGGTATTGGTAGTGCAGATTTATTTAGAGAAAGAGGTGTTAGAGCATTATTAGGATTTAAAGCTGGAGTTCAAGTTACAACAGAAGAAACAAAACAAAGATTTAGAGAATTATTTGGAGAGGGTGGAGAGTTTGAAAAAGCTACAGAAGTTTTATCTACTTCATTCACGGGTACATTATCAATGCTATCTGATAAACTATTTAAGTTTAGATTAGATACTGCACAAGCTGGATTCTTTGATTTTGTAAAACAAGGATTAGCAGAAGTTAATAAACTTTTAGAAACAAATGAAAAAGTATTAGCTGAATTTGGTGCAAAACTATCATCAGGTTTAATACAAGCAACTAAATCTATAATATTAGGAAGTGCAGTAATTATAGAAGCTATAAAACCAATTTTTTCTTTTGTTGGAAGTTCATTATTAAATCTTTTTGATTTCATAAAAACTTTACCTGATGGAGTTAGAACTTTTGGTATTCTAGGTTTTTTAATGCTTGGTGGTAAAGGTAAAGCATTAGTTCTTATCATTGGTGGATTTATAGATGAAATAAGATCAATGATGGGCGATCTGTTAATGGATTTTGCAGAATTTAACCAAAAAATATTAGAAATAAGAAAATCATTATTTTTAGTAAGTGATGAAAACTTTGTTAAAATATTAAATCAAAATAATCAATTAATAGGAATAGCAACTAATTTAAAAAAACCTATAAAAGAATATAGACAGGAATTAGAAGCTACAAGTGGTGGATTAGATACTACTATTGGAAAACTAAAAGAATTTTTAAACAGTTTAGAAGCTAAAGCATTAATATCTGCAAAACAAGTAGAGGAAATATTAAATAAATTAAAAGGTGCAACAGAAGAATCTAAAAAACTAGGAGTAGAATTAGGTAAAGTTAAAGATAATGTTCTTACAGGATTTAAAAAAGATTTTGAATCTATTAATGAAACATTGGGTAAAATGGCTCAAAGTGGTATTAAAGCATTTTCAAGAGGTTTAGCTGAATCATTAATTCTTGGTAAAGAATTAAATATGACTATGAAAGAAATAGCACAAAAACTATTAGTTGATATTGTAGCATTTACAATACAAATAGTTATTCAAGAAACAATTAGAAACGCACTTAAAAAAGATCAAATAGATTCTGAAAAACAAATTACAAATGAATTAAGATCACAAACAACTGAAATGAAAAGACAAGCATTTTTAAGTTTATTTACTGGTGGTTCAGGTGGTGGAATACCTTTTATGGCTAAAGGTGGTGCTGTATCAAAAGGACAACCTACTGTAGTTGGAGAAAGAGGTGCAGAATTATTTATACCAAATTCAACAGGACAAATAACACAAAATGCTAGAGGCACAGGGAATGGTGGTGCTACTACAGTTAATTTTAATATTAACACAGTAGATGCTTCTGGCTTTGAAGAATTACTTGTAAGATCAAGAGGAACTATTACACAATTAATTAATAACGCAGTTAATGAAAGAGGGAGTAAAAACTTAATCTAATGTCAGGTGCTTTTCCAATATCTACTGCTAAGTTTGAATCTTTAGGAATAAAGTCTATTCAAAATACTATTATCTCAAAAACTGTATCTGGTAAGAAACTTGCTAGACAAATAGATGGTCAAAGATGGGGATTTACTGCTAGAGTAATTACAGCAAAAAGAAGTGATGTTTATGGCGATCTTATGGCTTTTATAATTAAACAAAGATCAGGCAAAGAAAATTTTACTATAATCCCACCAGAAGTAGAAGATGCTAGAGGTACTGCTAGTGGTACTCCTCATGGAACAGCAAGTGCTGGAGATACATCTATAACATTAGGTGGTACAGGCACAGGAACATTAAAAGCTGGAGATATGATTAAATTTGCTAATCATTCTAAAGTTTATATGGTTGTTGCAGATCAATCAGATATTTCTACAGGCACTTTAACTATTGAGCCACCTTTAACTACAGCAGTTTCTTCATCAGATATAACTTATGATAATGTTGCATTTACAGTTCACTTAACAAATGATGTTCAAGAGTTTGGTGTAGCTGGTGCAGATAAAGATGGTAATGCTTTATATCAATTTGAATTTGATGTAGAAGAAGCACTTTAATGAAAAAATATAAAATAACCCACAAGATAACTGCCGATTTTATTGCCGAAGTTATTGTGAATGAAGATCAAATAGATGCTAGTATTAACGATCTTAAAGAATACAAGAAACCTAATAGCAAATTTGAATATACTATGTTAAAAGGTACTGAAAGTGTAACTCAAACTAACTACGAACTATATGACGAGAAGCCTAACAACAGCGATAAAGAACGAACTAGCGACAAATGATATTCGCCCTGTTCATCTTATTACTATAGGCTTTGCAACTCCTGTTAATTTAACAGATTGCTCATTTGATCTAACATCATCAGTTTCAGGCTCATCAGTTACCTATTCTTCTAGTGATTTTATTATGGGTATATCTGAACATAGTGAGCAAACAGATTTAAGCAAAGCTACTATAAGTTTAGTATTATCAGGTGCAGATCAAACATTTATATCATTAGTTCTAAATGAAAATGTAACAAATGATGAAGTATTCATTTTTAGAGGGTTTTTAAATGATTCTAATACATTAATTGCTGACCCATTTCTTTTATATAAAGGAAATATAGAAAGTTTTGGAATATCTGAATCTCAAAATGCAAGTTCTGTAGAATTATCAATAGTATCACATTGGGCAGACTTTGAAAAAAAGAATGGTAGAAAAACAAACAATACATCACAACAAAGATTCTTTAGTACAGATGTTGGAATGGATTTTAGCTCTCAAACTATATTAGATATTAAATGGGGTAGAGAATAATGTTTAAATGGTTAGATAATGTACTAATTAAATTTGCTAAAAAAATACTTAATAAGTATGCACCAACAGGCGAATTTATTGCATATATAAATCAAGAAGAAGAAAAAATATTAAAACAATTAGGTGGTTATGGTAAGCCTGTAAATAAAACAGGAATTAAATCTTTTTTATTTTGTTTTATAGCTGGAACACAAGTTAAATTAGCAGATGGTACTTCTAAAAACATTGAAGATATTAAAATTGGAGATGAAGTATTATCTTGGAATAATAAATTATCACAAGCAAAAGTAATAAAATTAAAACAACCAATCCATAGTGATATTGTAGAATTAAAGTGGGAACATGGAGTTACCACAAACACATTTGACCACCCATTTTATGATGCTGAAAATGAAACTTGGGCTTCTTATAATCCTGAATTAACTAAAGATAGATATGATTTTAAAAATGTAGAACAACTAAAAGTAGGTACAGTTGGTTTATATCTGCAAGATGGTAAAATTATAAAGTCAAAATTATTATCTATAAAAGAAAAAATTAAAGAAACACAAACTTATATATTTGAATTAGATAAAGATAATACATTTTTTGCTAATGGATATTTAACACACAATAAAAGTTTTAATCCTGTAAGTGTAGTAACAAGTGCTTTTAAATTTGTTAAAAACTTAAATCCTCTTGTTTCATTAGGTATTACTTTATTTTTATCTTGGGTTTTACGACCAAAAATACCTGAACAACCTGACTTTGGTAATAATGATTTTGATAATTTTGAAAAAGGATTATTAGTTAATAAACAATCTAATGATGCAAATATTCCTGTAATTTATGGAGAAAGACTTACAGGGGGAACTAGAGTATTTGTAGAAACTTCTGGCACAGATAATACTTATTTGTATATGGCTGTAGTTATGGCAGAGGGAGAAATAAACAATATAGAAGAAATAAGAGTAGATGATAAAGTTATTACTTGGGCAAGTGCCTTATCAGATGGAACAGAAGTTGAAGTAAATAGTTCTGATAGTAATTTTTATAAAGATGGAGAAAGTTTAATTAGAGTAGAACCTCATTATGGAACTGATGGTCAATCAGCATCATCTTTATTATCAACATTATCATCTTGGGGAAGTAATCATAAATTATCTGGCTTATGCTATTTAGCAATTAGGTTTAAATGGAATCAAGATGCTTTTTCTGGTATTCCAAAAGTACAAGCTAAAATACAAGGTAAAAAAGTTAAAACATATAATGCAAGTTTAGTTGAACAATCTGCAAGTTATCAAACTAATCCAGCATGGTGTTTATTAGACTATTTAACTGACACTAGATATGGAAAAGGATTAGCATTAAGTGAAATAAATTTACAATCTTTTTATGATGCCTCACAAGTTTGTGTAACACAAGTAACACCATATTCAGGTGGTAGTGATATTAACATTTTTGATACAAACACAGCATTAGATACATCAAAAAACATCATAGATAATGTTAGAGAACTTATAAAAGGTTGCAGAGGTTATCTTCCATATAGTGCTGGTAAATATAGTTTAGTTATCGAAACAACAGGAAGTGCAAGTATTACATTAACAGAAGATGATATTATAGGTGGTTATAGTTTATCAACACCAAATAAAAACGAAAAATTTAATAGAGTTATTGTAAGTTTTGTTGATCCAGAAAGAAATTTTCAAGTTAATGAAGTTCAATACCCACCTATTGATGATTCAGGATTACCAAGTGCAGACCAACACGCAACAATGAAAACTGCTGATGGTGGATTTTTGTTAGAGGGTAGATTTGATTTTAAAACTATTACATCTCCATATCAAGCAGAAGAAATGGCAGAGGTTATACTTAGAAGAAGTAGAGAAGCATTATCTTTAGGTATTACTGTTAGTTTAGATGCTTATGATTTAGCTATAGGAGATATAGTTAATATTACACATTCTTCTTTAGGATTTTCTGCTAAACCATTTAGAGTTATTGGTATTACCTTTAATGAAGATTTTACAGTAGGATTATCTTTAGTGGAGTACCAAGCAACTCACTATACATGGGCTTCTAAAACACAAGCAACAGCAGTACCATCAACTAATTTACCTAATCCATTTACTATCCAACCACCAGCAAGTGTAACATTAGATGATACCTTAATTGAATATAATGATGGAACTGTAATTGTAGCATTAGATGTATCTATAGGTGCTTCTCCTGATAGCTTTGTTGATTACTACCAAGTAGAATATAAATTAAGCACAGATTCAGATTTTATTATTTACGCACAAGGTTCAGGATTAAATCACAGAGTATTAAATGTAATTGACCAATCTACTTATGATGTAAGAGTTAAAGCTGTAAATAGTTTAGGTGTATCATCAACTTATGTATCTGCACAAAGAACTATTATTGGTGCTATTGAACCACCAAGTGATGTTGAAGACTTTGCTTGTAATATTGTTGGACAAGAGGCTCACTTATCATGGACACAAATACCTGATCTTGATTTAGCATATTATAATTTAAGATTTAGTGAAGAAACTGATGGAACTGCTGATTGGCAAAACTCAGTAGCATTAGTAGAAAAAGTATCAAGACCAGCAACTTCAATATCTGTACCAGCTAGGGCTGGAACTTATCTTTTGAAAGCAGTAGATAAACTTGGTAACTTTAGTTCAAATGCAACAGCTATTATTTCTAATGTAACAGGAGTTGCTAATTTTAACACAATTACAACACAATCAGAACACCCTACATTTGCTGGAACTTTAACTAATACTGTAATTACAGATGATGCTATTGAATTAGATTCATCAGAACTCTTTGATAGTGCGTCAGGGAACTTTGATGATGAAACAAGTAGATTCTTTGATTCTGGTGTTGCTAATTCTGACTTCTTTGCAAGTGGTAATTATTTATTTGCAGATGTAATTGATATAGGTGCTAAACATACAGCTAGAATTACAGCTAGTTTAACTCAAACATCAGATAACCCAGATGACTTATTTGATAATAGAACAGGATTATTTGATTCTGCTTCTTCTAACTTTGATGGGGATACACCAGCTAATGCAAATGCTCATTTAGAAATAGCAACAAGTGATGATAATTCTACCTTTACTGCTTTTCAATCATTTGTAATTGGAGATTACACAGCAAGATATTTTAAATTTAGAGTAGTATTAATTTCAAGAGATGGTGCTTCTACACCTAGAGTTTCTGCAGTTACAGTTACGATTGATATGCCTGATAGAATATTTAGTGGAAATGATATAAGTTCTGGTGCTGGAACTAAAACTGTAACATTTACAAATCCATTTAAAACTGATAATTATGCAGTTGGAATTACAGGACAAGGAATGGCAACAGGAGATTATTTCTTAGTAGAAAGTAAAACTATTAATGGATTTAATGTAACATTTAAAAATTCAAGTGATACAGCAGTATCAAAAACATTTGATTTTATTGCAAAAGGGTTTTAAAAGGAGTATAAACACATCATGGCACAACACGATTACGACATAGCAAACCAATCATTCCCAGCTTTTAGAACTGATCTAAACAATGTTCTAGGTGCTATTAATTCATCTAATTCAGGAACTTCAAGACCAAGTTCTGCTGTAGCTGGTACGATTTGGCTAGATACATCTGGTGGTGCAACTGCCAACACTTTAAAATTTTATGATGGTGCTGATGATATATCTTTAGCAAATATTAATACTACTGCTAACACAGTAGATTGGCTTGATAGTTCAGTTGTAGCAGATTTAGTAAATGATACTTCTCCACAATTAGGTGGTCAATTAGATGTTAATGGTAATGCTATTGGAGATGGTACAAATGAATTATTAAAATTTGTAGAAACAGCTAGTGCAGTAAATGAAATAACTATAACTAATCAAGCAACAGGAAGTAATCCAAGTATATCTGCAACAGGAGATGATACTAATGTTGGTTTAGAATTTAGTACAAAAGGAACAGGGGCTATTAAATTTAACGATCTAGCTTATATTCCTCAACAAGCATTAACATCATCATCAAATGCAGTTGCTTGGGATACACAAGCAAAACCAAACGCATATCATCTAACAACAG